ACTAGACCAAATGTAATCGAGTTAATTAAAAAGCTTGAGGAAGGCAATGCTGATGGTGGGAGAACTGCTTTTTGTTTAACTCCAGGAGCAAAATCTGTTCTACAAAATTTACCTGCTGATGTAGTTAGTACTTCTGGAGCATCAACTCCATTATTTTCTATGGACAACAAAATCATGGGAATCGATGCAAAAGTCACAAACAACGTAGCAATTGCTGCTGGTGTTGGCGAGGGACTTGTTGTTGGAATGTGGGATGATTGTGTGATTGGTCAATTTGGAAATGCACTTGATGTGGTAGTTGACCCATTCACAAAAGCAATATCTGGCGAAGTTAGATTAGTTGTTTTGTCTTACTGGGATGTAATTTTCAGAAGAGCAAATTCTTTCCAATATAGATTTATTGAAGTATAATAAACTCAATTGGAGATTGAAATTTGGATAAAAATTGATGGGGAAAATGAGCAATTTTTTGTTTCATTTCCCCTCCAATTTTAGCTATTACAACAAAAACAATGAATTCGTTTTAAGACCATTTTTAAGCGATTTAAACGACTTTCACTCCTTTAAGGTATGTTGATATCAAAAAGTTATGAACTTCGTTTCACTAGATATGGAGAAAATAAAATTTAAAAATTAAAAAAAGATTAAAAAATGGCTAGAAGCTTGAAGATTTCGACCCCATCAGTGCTCAAATTAGTGACATTAGCTGAGGCAAAAACTCATCTCAGAGTTGACTTTTCTAATGATGATAATTACATTAATGACCTCATTGATTTGGCTCAAGAGCTCATTGAGGAATATTGCAATGTTGCAATTTATGAGCAAGTATTAGTCCAACAATGTGACACTTGGGATGAGACATTTAATTTGTTGAGAGGTCCAATCATTCATGTTGACAGCCTAACAGTTTCATCAATTAAATATTTTGATGTTAATAATGTTCAACAAACTTGGGCTTCATCAAATTATGATGTTGACAAAAATTCTAGACCTCCAAGAATCTATCCATCAGACAATACAGTTGATGATTTTCCAGACTTAGCTGACAGAATATTTCCAATTGAAATCACTTACAAAGCTGGATTGTTAGATTCTCAAACATCATTGACTCCCAAAATATTGAAACAAGCTTGTTATCTTTTGATTGGTCAGTTTTATGAAAATAGACAGCCAGTCATTGTTGGGAGAAGTGTTTCTCAAATACCAATGACAGTCAAGTTTCTTTTAGATAAACACAAAGTCCAAACATTTGGTCTTTCTGAATTTGTTGGAATATGATAACAATAGGCTCATTAGATAGAAGAATTTTAGTTCAAAGGATGGACACTGCTGACCTTGATGCAATGGGAGGTTTTATTCAAAACTTTTCAAACTGGGATTTCTTTTTTGCAAATGTTGAATGGACAAACACAAGCTTGAAAGAAACTGAGGACAAAACATTTGCAAATCAGACTGTGAATTTTATCATAAGAAATGTCAGTGACAATGCAATGAAAATAAATGCTGGAGATAACTATCGAATTGCTTATCCCATCAATGATGATGTTGTTGATGCTAATACCCAATATTACACAATAGTAGGAACTCAAATCATGCCAGGGAGAAACACATTTAAAAAATTAATCACTAAACTAGAAGCCAGAGGGCTCCCACAAGAATGATAACAGTAGATTTTGATAAGAAGATGCAAAGACAAATTGAATTAAGTTTGATGAACTTGGGGGCTGATATGAGAAAAAATAAAAGACAAATCTCAAAAGAGGTGCTCAAACCATCAGCTCAAATTATTTCCAAAGAGATGAAATCGATTGCTCCAAAATTAAAAGGAGCTCAATCTTTCAACGTATATAGAACTCCCAAGCTTAGTGGAAAACTAAAAGCACCAAAAGGGATGGGAAAAATCTATGTTAAAATAAAGCCAGGACAATTGAAAAAATCAATTGCTCCTTATCAAACAAAAGCTGGTAGGAAATCTCCTTATTTTCTCATTGGTCCAAAATATAAATTTGGAGTCTGGACTAAGCCAGAGAAAGGGGGTTGGTTTATGCACTTTGTGCAATTTGGAACTGACACTGTAAAAGCTCAACCTTTTGTTGGAACAGCTTTAAGAAACAAAGGAAGTCAAGCTGGAAAATTGATGGAGAACAACTTGAAAATACTTACAAAGAAAACTGCAAAAAAAAATAAATTAGAATTAAAATGATAGAGAAAGCAATCATGTCAAGAGCCAGTGGAGAGGCTAGGTTTGGAGGTGTTAATTTCACTTTTGGGATTAACAATGCCAATTCAAGTGATGATGGAACTGTGAGAGATTATATTGTTTTTTATAGATTGAACACTGAGCCTAATTCAACAAAAGGATTTCCAGGAAACACAACTGGAAAATCTTTTCTTGACACTGCTGATGTACAATTCAACTGCTATTCTAGGACAGCTCTAGGAAGTGCAAATCTCGCTGAATATGTGAGAGCTGTTTATGATAGGCTGTCAGGTACTTATGGAGGGATTGAAGTTCAATCAATGGATTTAATTAACATGGAGACTCTATTTGAATTCAATGAGACTGTAAATACTAAAGGTTTTTATCAAGTTTCATTGGTTTTTTCATGTAGATTCAAACCACAATATCAATAAATTATGCACAAAAAAAGAATACTTAAAAAAGACCTTGATTATGGTTTTGAAATCATGAAGAAAGGGTCAACGATAATAATTACAGAAAATGTCGAAAAGAGTTTAGAGGAAAGAGGATATTTAGAATCAAACGATAAAAAAGAAAAAAAATTAGTAACTAATAAAAAAATAAAAGAAAATGGCAACAAATAATGTAATGAATGGAACTATCATGATTTTCAAATATGGTACAGACCACACAACAAATGATGCTTTGGCTTTGTCAACAAGTGCTTCTTTGAGCATATCAATGGACACTAGAGACATCTCAAACAAAGGCTCATCTGGTTTCAGAGAACTATTAGAAGCTCAAATGTCATGGAGTCTTTCTGTTGAGGGGCTTTATGCTGTTAAAGATGCTGATGGAAATGCTCTTAAGAACTATAATGAGCTTTTAAATATGTTGAAGACCAGGACAGCTGTCTATGTAGAGATAGGAACTGGAGTCACTGGAGACACTTACTATCATGGTAAAGCTTTCATCACAAGTCTTGAGAAGACAGCTCCAATGGAGGATAACATTACTTTCTCAGCTAGTTTTGAGGGTACTGGTCAACTAACTGAAGATGTACAATCATAAATGATTTTGAGTGGAGAGCTGAGAATACTATCTTGTCTAGTTTTCTTGGCTCAAAACTCTTTTTTAAAAAACTGACAAAATGTATGATTATATAAAAATAAATGACAAATCTTATGCAATTAAATTTGGTTTCAATTGCTTGAGAAAATTTACAAAAAAGACAAACACTAAACTCAGTGAATTGGATGCCTTAGGAGAGAACATGACTCTGGACACTGCAATGATTTTGATTTGGTGTGGGTTAGAAGATGGAGCCAGATGCTCTAAAGAAAAATTTGATTTTACTATTGATGATTTGGGAGATGCCTTAGACAGTGACATGACCATCATTGATAGAGCAATGAAGATTTTCACTGAGCACCTTGGAGGAGATAAAAAAGATAAAAAAAAAGCGACCAAGAACAAATAGAAGTTGACTTTGATTTTATTGAAAAGATTGGGCTGGGTAAACTGGGTCTCAATTTTGATGAGCTTTACAATATGACCCCAAGGGTTTTTTGGAATGCTTTTGATGGATGGTTTGAAGTGGAAGAGTCAAAACAAAGGGCTGATTGGATTCGTTCGAGATGGATGACTTGCTATCTTTTAAATGTTCATCTCCCAAGAAATAAGAGGGTTGAACAGCAAAAGCTAATCAAGTTTGATTGGGAGGAAAATATGACTGAGATTAAAACTTATGAAGAGAGTTTAGAGCTTATTGAAAAAAACAGAAAAAAGAAAAAAGCAAAATGAGTGATGCAAAATTAAATGTAGTTTTAGGAGCAAAGACAGCTGAATTTAACAAAGCCTTGAAAAGTGCTTCAGCTAGATTCTCGAAATTTGGAAAGCAACTTCAAAGAACTGGGAGAAATCTAACAAGAAATCTGACTGTCCCATTGTCACTAGCTGGAGGAGCATCAGTTAAGATGTCCTTAGACTTCCAAAAATCAATGACACGAATTCAAACTCTAGTTGGGAAATCAACTGAAGAGATTGAAGTTATGAGTGAGAAAGTTTTAGAGCTTTCTGGAGAAACAGCAAAAAGCCCAGTTGAGTTAGCTGATGGGCTTTATTTTCTTGAGTCAGCTGGTCTAAGGGGGTCAAATGCTTTAGAAACTTTAGAAGCTGTTGCAAAGGGCTCAGCGAGTGGCTTAGGAGATATGGAGTCATTGTCAGTTGTTGTTGCTTCAGCTCAAAATGCTTTTGGAAAAGAAACAATTTCAGCTCTTCATCTCTCCTCTTCTCTTAT